TTCTCATCTAACCGCATGATCTGCTGGTTGGACTTGGAGTCTACGTATCGAGTCTTGGTAATTTGTGCTTTATGAGTCATCATGTATACATCGTTCCCAAAGGACACCAGGTTCTCTCTGACGTTATAAGCCATTCCTTTGGCACTTTCTACTCTATCATAAACCATAACTGGTACGGGCGCTTCAGGACTGATCCTGGTGACTGTGCCATACACATAATTATCGATACAGGTGTCACCGATAAGGAGTACCTTGAATTGTTTGGGTTGTGGAGTAGTCTCCTTGTCGATCAAAAAACCGAACTGATTTTGCATAGTGTGAACCTACTACTTCTTTTCCTTTCCAGTCGGAACCGACTACCATTGTATCAGGTTTAAGCGATTCCAGCAACTCCTCTAGTTCTTGTCTGGTATCAAACACATGAACTACATCAACATATCTGATGGCATCTAGCATCATCCGTCTATCGAATTGCGAAAAAATAGGTCTCTCGGGACCTTTCATTTCTGCTACCTTCCTATCGGAATCAATAGCAACAATGAGATAGTCTCCAAAAGACCTAGCGTACTTTAGAAGTTCGATGTGTCCAGGATGGAGCACATCAAAACATCCGTTTACGAAAGATATTTTCATTCGTTTGGTACATGAACAAGTTTCTGAATTTCTGGAAGATACATCCATTCAATATCACTCTTACTCAAAGTGTTGACTGCATCTTCGATTGTCTCGACCAGAGGGTCTCCACCAAGATTAAAAGAAGTGTTGAACAGAATAGGAACACCTGAAATCTTATCAAATGCATCAATGAGATTATAATAGTGTTCATTCTGTTCTGGAGTCACTGTCTGGATTCTGCAAGTGTTATCAACATGAATAACAGAAGGAATCTTTTCTTCTACTCCATCATGACACTTGACTGCATACATCATGTGAGGTGTCTCATCACGACCTGCTAGATCAAACCAGTCATGAACTGCTTCTTTCTTAATGGAACAAGCAAATGGTCGGAACCATTCACGGTGCTTGACTGCATTGACATGATCTTTACCATCTTTGATAGTAGGATCGAACAGAATAGATCTGTTGCCCAATGCACGAGGACCACCCTCGGAACGACCCTGATAGATTGTTACGATGCTACCTTCACGAATTAGTTTAGCAACATCATCATATGAAGTGTCGGTAACTTCTAGACCTTCTAGGTCTGCCTCGTAACCAGTAGGATCATATTGAGGACCATAATAAACAGACTCTTGCTTACTGGGTTTCTCGGTTTCCTTCAGTTTGTTGTAGACATATTTGGCTCCACCAATAGAAGTACCACCGTCATGTGAGATAGGCTCACAGTAGATATTGAGATCAGGAAACTCCTTCCAATACTTGTAGTTTGCAACGCAGTTGAGACCGTAACCACCACAAATTACAATGTTCTTTTCACCAGTCAATTCGTGTGCTTTGCGAATCAACTGAACCATACGGTCGGAAGTTTGTTCCTGAATCTTGTAAGCGAGATCCTTTTGAACATCCGTATACTCACCCTGAACATGATTCTTAACGTCCTCTTTGAGGACATCATAACGAGAAACATTAAGCATTGCTGCATTAGGATAAGTAGGAATAATCAGATTTCGATTACCCCACTCGCCATTAAAGAATGATGGTAGGTCTTCATTGGGGTTGCCGTATGGAGCAAGACCCATGAGCTTACCTGCCTCAATGGCGGGGAATCCACAATATTGTGTTACTGCTTCATACATTTTAGTATGACCAGGGTACTCGGTAACAAAGATGTTATCTTCTGGTTCCGACATACCAATTGATTGTTTTGTACCTACATGCTTATAGACAGTATCAAAATCACCAGGATATGATGCATTGAAAATAGTTTCAAACTCATAGCAGGTATCTTCAATTTCTCCAATCTGTAGGAAACTACCAGCACCATCAGCAATTACACAAGCAGCAGTTTCAAACCCAGAGTTATAGAAACCACATGCAGCATGCATCTCGTGATGGATAGTATCAATTTCGTGAGTCTGAAACTCAAATCTTTTCCTAGCTAGTTTTCTTACCCATCCTTGATATGCACCTTCGCCAGACCAATCAAGAACAGGACCATGACGATGGGTATGACAGACTACTAGATGATCAATGTGATCTACATAATCAAATACTTTCTGCAAACCAAGTAGAGGAGAACCATCATACTTAAAGCGAGACAGTCGCTCCTCCTCCAGATAAAATACTACCTTGCCATCAACCAACAAAGTCGTACTCCCGTTATGACCACGGGCGACCGAAACAATAACAGACATTATAACCTCAATTTACTTTTACAGTTTGAGAAAATCCTTTCTTACTAGGTTCTAGTGAGGGGATCTTTACTCCATTCGATGCAGCTTCCAATTCAATTGGACCCAATCCTTGCTGCTTTGGCGCTGATAGCGGTGCTTCTGGTGGACAAGTTGGACATCCTTCTTGAGGACCACCATAAGATTCTGGGAGAACAATCTCCATTTCTGGTTTGGTGTAATACCTGTTCATCAGTTTGTCAACAGACTTCATGATAACTTCTTCGACTTTATCATTCATCATCATGATGCCATCATTTACTCTTGCAGATTCTTCATCAGGACAGACACGAATAGGATCATACAATCTCAATCCTTCGCCCATATCAAGAACATCTACTTTCTCGTGGTCTGGATATGAAACATTGACACCAAAAGTAGATCCCATAACAGAAACCACAGGTGTTCCTACTGAATATGCAATGTGTTGACCAACGGAATCACATCCTAGGAATAGATCTGCTTCTTTAATAATGCCAGCCCATCCTCGCAAAGGAACTTGATTTCCAGCAGGAAAAGAAACAGTATCTCTCAATCCTTCTTTTTCAAAATCAAATCCAAACTCTGACATCAGGATTACAGAATACTTTTTCTGCAAACGTTTCATGATAGAAATAACATTCTTAAACTCAAAACTTCTTCCAGAAGAATCGGTAATGATATTTCCAACAGTTTGAACTCCTCTACCAAAAGGTTGAAAAACAACTGTCTTTTTCTTGTTTGTCTTTTGTCTTACTTCTGCAACAACAAACTTTCCATTTACTTGTTCTTCTTTAGAAAGTTTGATAGTTGGTTTGGGTAGTTCTCTTACACCTTTCCCATTGATCTCAATATCAAATGCTTGGGATAGATTACATTTTTGATTGTAGTATTCCCACACCCTATATGGTTCAGGTGTTTTAACATCTGTATGAATAAGTTTATCTCGAAAGATATTTTTGTGCCAGTGGTCATACACTTTACCGTAAAGTGTCGGATGACCTTTGAAGAAGTCTGTACCTCCTTCACAGATAATTAGGAAATCCTCGTCGGGATGTTCCTCTTGATATTTCTCAAATGCAGGTATTGAACAAAGCACACGTCCAGCACCACCATTGACAAAAAATGATTTAGGTCTCATAATCAGTTGCTAATGATTTATATACTTTATTTAGGTGAGGTCTTCAGGGGGGTTAAACGCACCATGCAACCCAAGAGTATCTTGTTCCTTTGGTTACTGTAGTAACCTGATGGGGATATAAAAATACTGATGGGAATGCAACTACCTCACCTTTCTTTAATTCTACTTTATGATCATTCCAAAAAAGTAATTCACCGCCTTGGTAATCATCATTTAGAACTCCAATAATACTAGTGACTGGAATACCACGTAGATCACCTTGAAACATATCATGAATATGATCGTGATGTGGTTTGATGCTATCCCCTTCAGTATATTTGTTGAACTTGATATTAGAAGCTACAGACCAGAATAAATCTGAATTTGTATTTTCTGGTTGATGATACTTGTCGTGGTATGCGATACAAAGATCTTGAATCAAAGGATATATTTTTCCAGAAGCAGTATCATCTTTCAAAGTTTGAAAATCTGCTTCTTCTATATCTTGTTTAAGACCAGCGTCATACCATTTATGATCTTTCCATGGTCTTTTATCGAGTCTTGTAATTAGTTTATCGCATAGATTATCTGGGATGAGTTTGTGTACGAATATGTGATCACGTAGATCAGGATATTTAAGCATAAAAAAAGAGGGTCCGAAGACCCTCTCATTATACCACAAAACTAATCAGACAGCACCGTCAGTTTTTGTGTCATCCAAACGGTTGTCAGGATCTACGTTATAGTCGTAGTCTTCAACCAATTCTCCCAATGGGTTTTCAGGGAATGGAATCATGAATGGTTCAACACCAGCAAAATCTGTGTAAAGATTTTCCATTGCAGCGATCCATGCGTCTGCTGCTGCAATCTGATCAGCAGTCATATTACCTTTGATCTCTGCATAGAAGACCCTATTGCCTTCGAGAGCAGAGTCTCTTGCTTCCTTATGGAATTCTTCGGTCATCCAAGGCTTGAACCAAGGGAAAGGAGTAACCCAGGAATCATTTGCAAGATCATACATGATCTCGTCTACTGCGTAAGTATGGTTTGGTTGCTGGGGATCGGGACGCTCGTAATACGTTTCACCCGCTCTTGCATGACCAGCAGGGAATTTGTATTCTTTCTGTGGATAACCAGTTGCTTTGCCAGTATCTTGTCCGAGTAGAATAGATGCTAGTAGAAGATCTGTTCCGTTTGTATTAGGACGAAGAAGAACTGCCTTTTCGTCTAGACCTGCACGTACACGAGCTTGCTCTTCATCCCTAGTTGGGTTGATAGTAGCAATGAACGATTGAGATGGTAGAAGAGCACCTGTTTCGCCGTCTACAAAAACCCAGAGATACTCTGGACCTTTGTAGGTAAATTCTGCCGTAAGACCAAGATCACTAGTTTGCTTGGTATACTCGTCAGGCAAGTTGTAAGTTACTGGTTTTGAAATATTCGCCATGATAGTAATCTCTTGTTTAATCCTTGGGTTTTCTTTGCTGTATTATTTATAAACTATGGAATCAATATCCGCGTTCGGATTGCTTGTATGAAATGCGGATCATACCAGGGTTTCCATGTTGACCACGGCAGCAACCGCCACCACAAACCCATGCAGAAGGACCGCCAGTGCCAGGAACATAGTTGTGATCACTATGTGATCCACCCCAACCAAGTTGAGCAACTGCCCAGTGATTGAGACAATATCCACAACCAGTGTTTTCGCATTGTGTACCAGGCAACCAACCACCTTTACCATTAACTAGACCGCCTGGATAAGGAATGTGTTGCTTGTTCCAGCAGTGATTATTTTCACACCACATCGTACCAGCACCTGGATTGCCATATGCACCGCCGCTAGCGCCGTAATACAAAGCGCAAGGACCGTTACAGCACACATTGCATAGCGTACCCCAAGTACAGCAACACATGTAGCAGCAAGAGCAACCACCATATCCACCATCAGCACAGAAGTTGGATAGACCGTATCCAATAACAGAAGTTTTGCTACCTTGTTGACCACAAGCAGGACCCTGCCTTGATCTACCACCCTGACCAATGTCCATAGCATAAGCACAACCAGGAACTACATCAGAACCAGATAGCATCTTATATGCATAAGCACCAGAAGAACCAGGTACACCACGAGTACAGCAACAACCATCACCGCCGCCACCGCCAGCACCCCAAATCTCAAAAATGATTTGGGTAGTATTAGCAGGAACTTTCCAATCGGGATAGTCGTAGTAACTATAGTTACTCGTCCAATCATCACAAGTAGCACCACACTGTGCAGTGATGTACATTGTTCTATATCCCTGACTAGGATATGCGGGTAGTTTAGTCGTAGCATCGGCAGATGCTAAACCTTTGATTGAATCAGTTGTTACAATCCCGAGCAGATCGCGTAAATTTGAGTTAGGCATCGGTACTTTTCCTTGTTATATGCTATTTAGATATTAGTTACAGAAGTGGTATGCACAGTCACGATTCACACCCATCCAGCAGGAGCAATATGTAATCTTAATATATCCACCAGATCCTCTATGACCGTAACAGCAACTACCACCACAAGATGTTGATGAAGGACCACCTACACCAGGTAGAGTAGGATTACAATTAGCATTGAATGCCCATGGAGTGGTTCCTTGACAGAAGGTACGATCATTGATACAAGCATTTCCTCTAACGCTGGAAATCAAGTGTCCACCTTCTTTGTCAATTAGACGGGGTGGGTAAGCCATTCCCATCTTCGCCCAGCAGTTGCTAGATGTATTATAGATTCGGAAGAATCCTGGATGTCCCTTAATGTTCTCATCACCGCCATAGGCATTGGGACCATCAGTAGCAGGATCATGTCCACCACAACCTGCCCAGTAAACTCTATCCAGGCATCTGAATTGAGTATCCCAGTATGCATAACAGCAAGTCTTGCCAGGTAGTCCACCGTCTGCACAGAAGTTAGAACCGAGAGCATTTTGTGCATCCCCGTTTTTACCACAGATGTAAGACTTACAACCTTGAATACCAATACAGCACTGTGAGCAGCAAGTAGGTTCTGCAACTTTCAAGTAGAAGCACCAACCACCTTGAATTTGTGGGTATTGTAGAGTCTTTCTGGAATATGCACCAGATCCACCAGGCATACCCTGTTGGCAACAGCAAGCGCCGCCACCAGAGCCACCACCGCCCCAAATCTCAAAAGTAATCTGTGTAGTACCACATGGTACACACCAATACTCTTGATAGTAACTACGATAACTACTATCGCAGTTTAAGTTACAGTAAGGTGCGAAGTTATACACCTTACCATCTCTGATTTTTTCGTAGCTACCGTATTGCCCAGCAGTTTCTAGAACAGTAGAATCGAATTCCTTTCCCAGGAGACCTCGTAAATTTGCCATTAGTTTATACCTTGCAATACCATGTGACTTTAACTAGACC